GGCCAACGATGACAACCGTTGACCCCATAATCATAGCTTCCAAACGCCATAGACGCTTGTCCAAGCCAGATAGTTTGTCTTCGACAGAAGCATACCGGATGGCACACTCCTTTTCATGCGCTTCTAGCTCTATGGCTACACGCAGTTCTGGGGTTACAGACTGCTCTAGTTTCATTAGGGCTTAGTAGGCCAGACGACAGTATCGAGAGACTGGTAGCTTGCTGTGATGTCACGCAGTGCTTGCCGATATGCAGCACGTTCTGCTGACATCGTGAGGTCGCTAGATGCCCACCAGTCTGTCGCTGCAAGCAAGCGGTCACGCTCTGCACGAAGCAGCTTTAGTGGCTCTGCTGAGCGAAGTTCTGCTGCCTTTGCGTTAACGGTTGCCCAGTCAGTACCCCAGTCACTTGGGCTGCTGCTTTCGATTGCTGAACCGTTAGCATCTGCGCCAGTGACTTTGCGGAACATTTCGTTAAACTCAGCCTCAGTGGTGGGTTCGCCGCGCAAGACCCATTCGGTAATGCCTAACTCTGTTAGGGCTTCTGATATTGATGCCATTTTGTTTACTCCTGTGTATTTAAAATTAGGGTCATCCAGAAATCTCCATTAGAGTAAGTGTGGAAATCGGGGTTCCCATATAATCTGCACCGTTACCGTAGTTTGAGTTTCTGTTTACAAAAACAGTGTAGCCTGTGCTGTAACCCCCAATGTCAATGCTGTATTGGGTTGAACTAGTTGTGCTAGGTGTGTCTAAATATTCAAATCCACCGGACCACATATCATAACCATTCCCGCCACCACCATAATGTATATAGTTAAATGTAACTGGTATACGGATTCCAGCTTGTGCGCCAAGTGAGCCAGAAACTGTTGCACCGTTTCTTAACAACCGACCCCTAAATTGATAATAAGTTGTTGACCAACTTAGGTTTAATTTCACAAGGATTTTGTTACTTGCAGATGTAGGAGTGATGTTACAACGAAGCCCTGTCACCTCAGCAAAGTTAGGACCAATAGCTGTGGAAAAAGTGCCATCGAAAACAGTTTGAACAACCTGAAGCACATTCCCAGTTACATTCAGCCCCAAATCAGCCGCAGTCGGTGCTGCACCCGCCGTGTTCTGGATTGTGGAGACTTTCAATATGCTCGTCATTGTGCAATCTCCATGACTGTCATACGGGTTTCTGTACCAATGTCAGCATTTGGGTTTACGACAAATGTACCCCCTGAACTCGCTGCTTGGGCTGCTTGGAATTGAATTGTTCTGGTTGATGTAGACCCAGAATTTTCGAAGCAATGAAATGCTTTGCTTGTGATAGTATTCGTCGCCGCATCGTGATAGTCGGAATAATGATTTATACCGTATATGTTAGTTCCATTGTGGAGAACTTTATATTTAATATTTTGATTTCCGGGATTTTCTTGATACCTCAAGCAAACATCAATTTTTAACAGAGAATTGGAAAACTTTGGCGTAAAATTGAGCGTCAACAAGTCAGTATATGTTGTAGAAGCTAAACTAGCAAACAATGAAGATGCTGTTGTTTGCACCTGAATCACACTACCCGCTGCTGGCACAAGGTCAGCAATCTGCACACCGTTGCCCAGCGTCTTTTCGGTGATTGTATCAACGTACAGCGTACTCATTGTGCAATCTCCTGACAGTAAATTTGTAATTCAGAACCCGGAGTTGATAAACCCCAACCAAGATAAGTTGTTGTAGATGAGTAGTTCCTATAATAAGGCTGAAAAGATATTGTGTCGCCTAGTGTATATGTCGGGGTTATTATCTGGTCTAACGACATAGAAGCCCAATGGTTCGTGCCGCCCCACCAAGACGATGGTAACATTGAATTAGCATTTGTATATGCTCCACCGTTTACACTTGTATACAGAACTACTGCTAAATAAGAGCTAGAGCTAGCAGCAGTCTGATGGTTAAAAACAACTCTAAATATGCTGTTTGAAAACTTAGGGGTGATGCTAGTAATCACACCGTTTCCTAATGCTGTAAAGCTAGTCGTGGTTACAGTTACTTGTAAATTCTGCACCCGTGTCAAACTAGATGTTTGAACCACATGACCCGCCATATGCGGATTACCATTACTATCAATCGTAATCGCGGATGTACCCGCCGCATTATTGATTTGGTCTACATTAAGAATACTAGCCATTTACGCCACCGTCAGATTTCCGTTGACGGTCAGCGTAGTGCTACTGTCAATCGTTAGAGGGCCAACAGCCAAGGCGTTGTCTGTCGAGCCTATGGTTACATTTGAAGTGAGTGTCTGCGAGTGGACGCGGAAGATGTCACCCTTGCCATTTGTTGTATCGCCAGTGTTACCGTTGTTCCCTGAGAAGTACCCTGCCCCTGCCAGTATTCCAGTGAGGCTAGAGCCATCCCCAGCAAAGCTAGTGGCACTCACTGCGCCGCCAGCAGTCACGGTCACTTGGTCGTGGTTGTCTATGCCCAAGCTGGTTAGCGTTGGGGTCGGAATACCAGTAAGGTTTGCACCGGATACCGCTGGTAGAACTGCTGGAAACCGTCCGTCTGGCAGAGTGCCTGTGCTTAGTGCAGACGCATCGTTGGATGGCGGTACGTTGTCTAAGGCTGAAGACACAACATCACCGTTGGCGTCCAAGAGTGACGCGAGGTCGTTAGCTTTTGTCATTTAGGTTACTCCGCTGCTACGGTTACGACAGCTACCCAAGACAGGGTATCTTCGTTCCATTGGTATTCATCGCCATCATCAGGGTAAGCAACTGGTGCTTCCCAAAGACAGGTGTCTTCATTTAGTGTCCAGCTTGCGAATTGCTTGGGTGGGATAAAGGCGTCACGAATACGGTCATATGTAAAACCGATACCAGCGTAGTTCTTACGCAATGGCGTTCCACCTAGAGTGTGTGTGCCGCCTATAGTGTTATAGGATGTCTGTATCCACTCACCCGCACTATCATCGACAAATGTGTCAAAGAAGTCAGGTTCGGCAACAATGACTTTGGTCACGATGCCATCTTGTACTTTTGCAAAATGTGCCATCTGTTGCTCCTATATCGCGTATCGAATAATGACGATGCCAGAGCCGCCATTCGCCCCTGCATATGGCTTTGACAATCCACTCGCTGGGTGTTCTATCCCCGAGCCAGCTCCACCGCCACCACCAGTATTAGCTGTGCCGTCTGTGCAACTTACCGAAGGACCTGATGAGCTATTACCGCCTCCACCAATTCCACCAGTTCTTGTTGCAGAGGTATCAGTGCCACCCGCGCCGCCACCAGCATAATACGAACCATTTAACCACTGACTTCCAGACGCACCGTCTGCTCCGTAAGGTGAAGTAGTTCCACTCAAACCGGCACCGCCAGCACCTCCACCAGAAGCTCCAAATTGACTTCCTACGTTAGAGCCACCCGCATTTCCTTGACCCGAAGTACCAGAGCCACCTGATGTGGAGGGATAAGCCGCACCACCACCAGAGCCACCAGAGCCACCTACAGTGCCAGAATGTTGCCCTCTACTTGCGCCTCCACCGCCGCCAATAGCTGTTGTTTGGCTAAGTGCAGATGAGTTTGTTCCGTTAGACGCTGTTGTAGATGTTGAGGTGCTTCCATTTCCTCCAGCACCAACAACGATAGAATATGTGCCAGTAGATACAGCAACACCTGACGCTGTTACCATTCCGCCAGCACCGCCTCCACCAGCGTACCAGCCAGCACCTCCACCGCCACCACCAGCTACTATGAGACAATCAACAGAAGTGCTTCCCCGTGAAACGGTGAACGTGCCAGACGATGTAAAGGTGTGGTATCGGTAGCCTCCAGCATCTGAGATTGTTCCGCCAGTTGCAGCAAAGAAAGACTTTATAATTGACCAGTTTGTGCCGTCATATAGTTCAAACGAATCCAGCGTTGTGTTTTGGCGTATCATCCCTATTGCCGGAGAAGTCGGACGTTGGGCTGTAGTTCCTGATGGAACTTTGATTGCGCCTGTGCCACCCACGGTCACATCGCCATTAGCAGCGACTGTAAGCTGGTCGTGGTTTGCGATGCCCAAGCTACTCAAGGTCGGTGTGGATGAAGGTAAGTTAGTCAACGCAGAGCCATCACCTGTGAAGCTAGTAGCTGTAACTGCGCCTGTGAAGGTTGCGCCAGTAAGCAATGCTGAACCAGCTAGTTTGGTCTTCTCAGCGTCTGTGAAAGCGTTAGTGTTAGCTTCTGCTTCATAAGCTGTTTTGATTTCTGCTCCGGTTTGGTCAGCAGTTGCGCCAGTCTCGATACCGTCCAGCTTTGTGCCATCCGCTGCAACGTCACGACCATCAACAGTACCTGTGACTGTGATGTTGCCTGTGACATCTACGCCAGCAGAGAAGTCTACGTTGTCTTGGAAAGTACCACCGTTGGTCGCTGACACCATGTCAGCCGTGGTGAACGACTTGAACGCAACTACATTGATTTCATCACCGGCTGCTGCTACGGCAAGGGTAATGGTCGAGCCGTCTGTGGCGGTATAATCCGTGCCATCCTCAAGAACGATACCGTTCTTTGTGACAATCAGATTGTCTACTGTGTAGCTAAGTGTATTGCTGTTGTCGTCAGAGCCACTGAAAGCAGTCTGAGATGCTGTAGCTGTGTAATGGTAGTTAATCAGAGATGCGCCACCAGCGGATGATGCTGCAATGAAAGCAACACCGTCATAGACACGCATCTCATTGGCTGTAGAGTTGAAGTACAAGTCACCTTGGTCAACCGTCAGTCCTAAACCAGTAACGTGTGTCTGCGCTGCGCTGTCTGTTGCGTGAGGGCCATAGTATCTGTCCTCAAAGTCACTGAATACTGCCGCCGCTGAAGCTGCACTAGACGCTGCTGCAATCTGAGATGCAGAGGCTGCTGATGCGCTTGTATTGGCTGCTGTCGCTGAGTTAGCTGATGCAGTGACATCGAGGCCGGTCTGCACTCTATCGGCTGCTGTAGCGATGGCATCGGCGGCTGTGGAAGCTGCGTCAGCCGCTGTTGCCACTGCGTCTGCTGATGTAGAAACGGCGTCAGCGGCTGCTGAACTTGCGCTGGCTGTTGCATTGGTTTCTGAGGTAGAAGCCGCGTTTTGGCTGACCAAAGCTGCTGCGGCACTCGATGAGGCTGATGTAGCATCTGAGGACGCTGAAGCAGCATCCGATGCTGTTGCTACAGCGTCTGCGGCTGTCGAAACGGC